TAATTGCATCACAAAAAGTGGTAATTACAGATCAGGAAAAATTAATTGAAAAACATGAAGAACAGGCTAAGGTTGATGTTTTAATATTAGCTGCAAAAGATAAACAAATTAATTTGTTAAAGGCCCGTGATGAAATGAATGAAAAAATGGCTAAATTAGTTAAACCTAAATGGTATGAAAACCAATATTTGTGGTTAGTAGTAGGATTTATTTTTGGGAAAATATAATGAGTGAGATGAAAGCAGTCATCAAAAAGGAATATTTAAAGTGTGCACAGGACCCTGTGTACTTCCTAAAAAAGTATGCTGTAATTCAACATCCACTAAGGGGTAAAGTTCCTTTTGAATTATATCCATTTCAAGAAGCTTCCCTAAAAGATTTTAAAGAACATAATTACAATATTATATTAAAGGCTCGTCAGTTAGGAATATCAACACTTACTGCTGGATACGCATTATGGATGATGACATTTCAATCAGACAAGAATATATTGGTTATAGCAACTAAACAAGATACCGCTAAAAACTTGGTTACGAAGATTCGAGTGATGCACGCAAACCTACCGAGTTGGGTAAGGTCAAATTGTGTTGAGGATAACAAACTCTCACTTAGATACTCAAATGGTTCACAAGTAAAGGCGATATCATCTACTGAGGACGCAGGTCGTTCAGAGGCACTATCTTTACTCGTTATTGATGAGGCAGCATTTATCGATAAGATTGATACAATATGGACTGCTGCACAAAGTACTCTGAGTACTGGTGGTCAATGTATAGCACTATCCACACCGAATGGTGTTGGTAATTGGTTTCACAAAACTTGGGTAGGTGCAGAAGAAGGTGAAAACGATTGGAATATGATTAAACTCCATTGGACGGTACATCCTGATAGGGAACAAGATTGGAGAGATGAACAAGATAAGTTATTAGGACCGAGTGGAGCGGCACAAGAATGTGATTGTGACTTCATCACTTCTGGTCAAGGTGTTATTGACGCACGAATTCTTGAAGAATATAAAAAGACACACATAGAAGAACCAGTTGAGAAACGAGGAATAGATAGTAACTTATGGATATACAGACAACCTAATTATACGAGAAATTATGTAGTGGCTGGTGATGTTGCTCGTGGTGATGGACAAGACTTTTCTGCATTTCATGTGATTGATATAGAAACTATGGAACAAGTTGCAGAATACAAAGGAAAGATTTCTACCAAAGATTTTGGTAATTTATGTATGAATACTGCTATGGAGTATAACAACGCATTACTTGTGATTGAGAACTCAAGTATTGGTTGGGCAGCTATTCAACAAGTAATTGATAGAGAGTATGATAATCTATTTTATACAAGTAAAGATTTAAGGTATGTTGATGTCGCAAGACAGGTAACAAACAAATACAGA